GGTATATTGTTTATATTAGTGTTAATTAGTACAGTATGGCCTTTAGAAATATTGGCTATTATTACACTTTTAGGATTTAAATATTTAAATTGATGATATATATTGTAAGTAACCAAATTAAGTTATTTGATTCTGATATAAAGCAAGCTACATTAGAAGATTGCTTAAATTTTTGCGAAAAACTAGATATTTTAGGTGTAGATACAGAGACTGAAGGATTTGACCCTTATACTAAAAAAGTATTAAGTCTTCAAATAGGAAATAAAGAGCATCAATATGTAATAGATACAAATGATATACCGCTGATTAAATTTAAATCCTTATTTGAATCTACATCTAAAATATTTATTTTTCAGAATGCTCAATTTGATTTAAGATTTTTATATCATGCCGGTATCAATCCTATCAATATATATGATACATTATTAGCTGAGTGTATAATTACAGGAGGGTACGGTAATAAGGATGATATAAAACATGTAAAAGGGGTATTGAATCAGGAAATTGCGGAGGAGTTAGTAGATAGAAAACTTGGACTTGATGCGCTAGTTATGAAGTATTGTAATGTCGTATTGGATAAATCTATACAAGGAGAAATACATAGAGAAAGATTATCTACCAGAGTAATTAAATATGGCGCTAAAGATGTGGAATATTTAATTAATATCCGTGAAAAACAATTAGAAATTCTCAAAGAAATGCAAATTAACTACGGAATTGATGGTAAAGTATTAGAACTTGAAAACTCTGTAGTTAAGGTGTTCAGCAAAATGGCATATAATGGTGTCAAAATAGACAAAAATAAGTATAAAACTCTTGTAGTAAATGTAGCTAAAGAAGAGGTAGAAGCAGCAATTACTTCATTAGATAAAGAAGTACACAAAGAACCTAAACTGTCTAAATTTAGATTACATCAAGGAAATTTATTTTTTCAAGATCGTATAACTGAGATAAATTGGAATAGTTCTACACAGAAATTACAGATACTAAAAATATTACAACCTGATATTAAAGATACATCTTCTAATACAATTAGAAAAGAACTAAAACATCCTATTAAAAACGCCTTATTAGATTATAATTTATATCGTAAGTTAGAAGCAGCTTTTGGAGAAGAGTTTTTAAAGCAGGCTAATAAGGTCACAGGTAGAATGCACCCATCAATATGGCAAATACTGGCTACAGGAAGAATTTCTATGCGTGACCCTAATTTATTACAAATTCCGTCTAAAGGTAAATTAGGTTCTACTATTAGAAGCTGTTTTATCCCTGAAAAAGGGTATAAAATTGTAGGCGGAGATTACTCAGGATTTGAACTTAGAATCATTGCGGAATATAGCCAAGACCCCTTATGGGTAAATGCTTTTAAGAATGGTGAAGACTTGCATTCATTACTATGTTCTCAGACATTTGATATACCTATATCAGACGTGAAAAAGCCTTTTCCGTATAATACTAATATGACCTATAGGGATGTACAAAAGACTTTAAATTTTGGCCTATCTTATGGTATGTCAGAATTTAAATTATCTAATACTATTGGAGTACCGGTAGATCAAGCTGAAGAAGTTATTAAAAAATTCTTTTCCAAAGTACCAGCTGTAGAGAAATTCTTAAATGGACTAGGTCAAAGAGCTTCTTTAAGAGGTTATATTAAAGTACCAAATCCTTATGGTAGAGTTAGGTTTTTTCCAAAATATAATGTTATAAAACAATACCCAAATGAAACATGTAATGTCGCTAAAAAGTGGCATGGTGAAATGGAAAGAGCTGGAAAAAATTCACCAATTCAAGGAGTGAACGGTACTGTAATTAAAATAGCGTTGATAAAGGTTCAAGAAGAAATAGATAAGCATAATTACCCTGTTAAAATATTATTATCTGTGTATGATGAATTACAGACAGAATGTAGAGAAGATTTTGCAGAAGAATGGTGTAAAATACTTGAACAAAAAATGGTAGAGGCTGGAGAAGTACTTATTAAAACTGTACCTATTATAGCTGAATGCAAAATAACTGATTATTGGAGTAAATAATATTATTAACGAAATTAAAGAATTATGAATGATTTAGATATATTATTAGAATGGATTAAAAACAACAAAAAACCTTTAAGATATGCATCATATTATCCAGACGATAAAGAAATCTTTGTTATTGATTATGATGATTTATTAGATAAAATAATTTATTTAAAGAATAAACAAAATGAATGAAACATTAGTTACATACGAGACAGCAGTTTTGGCTAAAGAAAAAGGATTTAAAGAACCTTGTTTAAATCATTATTTTGAAGATGGTGAATTTAGAGAAAATAAATTAACAGGTACTAATGGTTACTATGGAGAAGATTATTTATTTGAATATGACGACTTTTTAGAAAACTGGAATGATAAATGGTTAACTAAAAAGAATGGTAATAGATGTTTTGGATGTAGTAAATCTACCGGATATTTAGAAACTTATTCTGCTCCAACACAGAGCCTGCTTCAGAAATGGCTTAGAGAAGAACATAAATTATTTATTAATATTACGCACAAAACACATTCTCAAAAGTTTGCTTATAATATAACAGGCGCATATGTACCATATGAACCTTATTTATTAAGTAGAATATTTTCTAAATTTGAAACATATGAAGCAGCATTAGAAGATGCATTGCAAGAAGCACTTAAATTAATTGAATAATGGATAGACAAACAGTTCAAAATAGGGCAGTTAATTTATCCCTTAATAATGACAAGGTTTTATGTGAAGTTGGTACAGGTATAGGTAAAACTCTAATAGCTATACGAATAATAGAATTACATGGTGGATTTTGGAATATAGTTATAGCAGAAAGAACTCATGAACTAAATTGGGTTAATGAATTTAAGAAGCATAATAAAGAAGTTTTATTACAAAATGTGAGATTTTTTTGTTATCAATCTTTCCACAAATATATAGATCAAGAAAACTACGTATTTGATGAAACACACAGGCTATTAAATACTGATTTAAGATTAGGGTTATTAAAAGAATCTACTAAAACTCTTAAAAAAGCTATATTTTTATCTGCAACTGTTACCAGAACTCAAAAGGAGTCATTACAATCTATTATTGGGAACTACCAAACATTAAAATTTAATCTTAGTGATGCTATAGATTTTAATATTCTACCAGAACCTAAAGTATATTTTATTGGAATTGAAATGAATAATACTAATAAGAAGTATAAATTTCATTTCAATAAAGATAAGTATGTAATGTGTACTGAAAGGGAATACTACAACAGATTATCTGATAGAGTAGACTATTTTAAACAAAAGTATTTTGAATCTCAGAATCACTTTGATAAGATTAAATGGTTGAGATCTGCCAATGAACGTAAGAAATTTATGGCAGAGATTAAAACTCCTTATGCTAAGATTGTATTACATAAGTTAAGAGATAAAAGATTAATTTGTTTTGCTGCTAATATTGAGCAATCTAAGCAATTAGGTGCTAAATACGCAATTAACTCTAAACTATCTAAAGAAGTACAAAATAAACTATTAGAAGATTTTAACACTTTAAAGATTGATAAGCTTCATGCTGTAGGGATGCTTAGGGAAGGTATAAATCTTAATAAGATTGAAGCCGGATTGATTGTACAACTGGACAACCAACAGAAATTTTTTTCTCAGATTTTAGGCCGTTCCATGCGTAGTATCACACCCTTACAGTATGTTCTTTATATTAAGGATAGTCAAGATGTAAGATATACTGAAACTGCATTAGAAGATTTTAATATGGACTATGTAAAATTTATAACAATTAGTAATTTAAAGTAACTATGAAATATTGGTTTAGACGTAAAATACAACAAATCCATAATCTTATTATATGGTTTCCTACAATATGGGGATTGTATAATTGGGATTATGGATATGCAATTGATGTATTTAAATTTCAATTGCGTCAAATGCAAAAGAACTTTGAATCTGATAAAGCCTATAGTTGTGGTGCAGAGTTAAGAGCAGTACAAATTAAAAGAATTTTAAATTTGATGGATGCTGTTGATAAAGAAGTTCCTTTTGATAATGTAATGCAGAAATTCTATGCTAAATATGGAGATGAAAAGTTAACACTTAAAACCTGTATTATTAATGGTGTTGAACGTGAAACTATTGAGTTTGTTAGAGTTAAAGATAATTATCTTATATCTAATGACGAATATGTTGAATTACATAGTAAAATGTTGATGGAAGCACACAATTATCAAGAAAAAGCACATAAATTAGTATGGAAGTTAATTAGTGAAAATATTAAAACTTGGTGGGATTAAAATGAGTAAACAAATATTTATTGAAGACAGAACCAAAAGAGAAGAAATTCCAATTCATTGTCAAGAAGATTACGAGTTGGAATCTGCTCTTATTCAGTATTATAGAGATATTGAGATGGAATACCAATATAAATATGAAATGGAGGAATTGTTAAATGAGTGAACTAATATTAACTACTAAAGATTTTGATTTATTTTCAAAATCATTGTGGCCTGTTGAAGTAATAATACTTAAATTAATATTTACTAAAAATGAAGAGATGTACAATAAATTGTATAATTCTTATGGTGAAGTATTAATGCTGGGACATTTAAAAGCCTTAGAAGATAAGCAATATATTAAGCTAATGAATATTAAAGAACTCAATGAACTTGATAATATTGCTATTAGAGCTAAAACTGAAGAGGTGTTTAAAGAAGAAGCAGATGCTGTTAAGGATGTAATTGAGTATCTTAATCTTAAACTTGGTAAAAAAAGAGGATACAGTCATAAAGGAGCTAATAGAAAATTTGTTACCGGTAGATTTGCAGAAGGATATTCTGTAGATGATTTAAAATCTGTAATTGACTTTAAAGTTAAAGAATGGAAAGGTACTAATATGGAGGAATATTTAAGACCAGAAACACTTTTTAATGCTACTAAGTTCAGTGGGTATATTGTTAGTGCAGAATCTTCTAATACTAAAATGAATATTTATAAAGCGACAAATGAGTAAAGCATTACAACGATATGAAGAGTTAAAACAATTACAGCAAAATAGACAGCAGGGCATTATGAATGGTATTCCTTTATGGGAATCTTTTCCAATGCTTTCTAAAACTATTCCTAGTATTGATAAAGGTCAAGTTATACTTAATGCTGCGGCTTCTGGTGTAGGGAAGTCAATGATTACTCGATATAAAGATATCATTGTTCCATGGTTATATTGTAAAAATCATCCAGAATTAGAAATTGATTTACAATTTGTAATTTTTCTATTAGAGGATGATTACAATAGACTTGTAGATTATTTCATATCTATACTATTATTTATAAAATATGGCATTACAGTGAGTCCTAAGAATTTAAGAAGTAGTTATGAAAAAGAAGCAGATAACGCTATATTAAACAAAGTAAAAGAACTTCAACCTGATTTAGATGATTTATTAAATAGATGTGATATACAGGATAGTATTTATAATTCATACGGTATTTACAAATATTGCCGCATCAAATCTGAAGAATGGGGAACCCATTTTTATTCAAATCTATTAGAAGAAGAAGAAGATGAAGTAATCACCAAGTCTCAATATAATGATTTAAAAGATTTAGAAGATAAGTATAAAGATTATTCTGTAAATGAATTAAGAACTAAATTTAATCTAACACCAAGGGATTATAAAGTATTCTGGAAGTATTCTCATTATGAATACAATAATCCTAAACAACATGTAATAGCTGTTGTTGATAACATTAATTGTCTTGAACCAGATAAACATGAAAAAGATTTAAAAGAATGTATGGATAATTTCATGTATAAATATGCTAGAAAGAATATTACTAAGCATTGGCAGTGGACGTTGGTGGCAGTTCAACAAAATGTAGGTGGGGCAGAAGAACAAGCATTTACATATAAAGGAAGCAGCATTGTTGAGAAATTAATTCCGAGCCTTGATAAGCTCGGGGATTCAAAGCTCACGCAGCGTGCTTGCCATCTAATTTACGGCATGTTTGACCCATTTAGATATGGTGTAGAAGAATTTATGGATTACGATATTTCAAAATTACAAAGTGATTGTAGATTTCTATTTGTATTAAAAAATAATGATGGTAATTCTAATGTAGTAACTCCATTATTGTTTGTTGGAGAATCAAATTATTTTAAAGAATTACCTCCAGCATCCAAAATAAAAGATTCTGATTACGAATTAATTAAACAACGTAAAATAAAAATAACATGAGAAAAAAAAGTAATTACAAAGTGTTTTGTTATAAACCAACTACCCTAAAGAAAGTATATGAATTTTACTCTGTTAGTCAAGCACACGAAGCTGTGTTATATAAAATAGGTGGATATGATAAGATATTATCTATATTACATAAAACAGATATACCTTGTGAAGGATTCATATATTCTATGAATAAATATGAACCTAGAAATATATTTAGTGTATTATATAGACTTATATTTAAATAGTGTATTATGGGATTAGATATGTATGCATATGCTAGAAATAAATCTATACGTAAAGATGTAGATTTTAAAGATGAAGATTCTGACGAAGAATTGTTTTATTGGAGAAAGCATCCAAATCTTCACGGATGGATGGAAGATCTATACAACAAAAAAGGCGGTCAAGAAGAATTTAATTGTGTAAATGTTAAACTTACATTAGAAGATATACTTGCTTTAGAAATTGATGTAAATGGTAATAATTTACAAAAAACTGAAGGATTTTTCTTTGGTTCTTCTTCAGAAGAAGATAAATTAGATGATTTAAACTTTATTAAAAAAGCTAAAGAAGCTTTAAATGACGGTAAATCTGTTTATTATACTAGTTGGTGGTAATAAAATGAAAAACTCTAAAGAATTAGACATTAAAATTCTAGAAGCTATTCAATTAATAGCTTCTAATACAGATGCTCAAATATCATATGATGTCAAGCATATTGTAGATAAACAACCTTTTAGTAAACAAGGTATAAACATTACAAGTATTAATATTAATTTAAAACATTTATAGATGCAAAGAGATTATTACAAGATTTTGTATGTAAGTCAATCAGGTAAAGGTAAAACTTATAGTTTTAGAAACATGAATCCTCAAACTACAGGATTTATTAATGTTGAAGATAAACCTTTACCATTTAAAAACAACTTTAAATTCCATAATAGACCTACCACAATGGTTGCTGCTAAGCAAGCACTTAAACAATATGCTGAGGAACCTAGTGTAGATTGTATTGTATTTGATAGTCTGAGTGCGTATTTAGATATGGTATTGGCAGAAGCTAGAGCTACTAAAAAAGGATTTGATATTTGGAATTTTTATAATGAGGAAGTTGGCAAATTCTTTAAATTTCTAAAATCTATTCAAAAGGAAGTATTTATTACAGCACATTATGAATGGATTCAAGATGAGGGCGGTGCTAAAGAAAGAAGAATTAAGACTAAAGGTAAAGAATGGGAAGGTGTAATAGAAAAAGAGTTTACTATTGTACTTTATGCTGATAAAAGAATGGATTCCCAA